TTAATCACCAATTTCCTGCGAACAATAAATATCATGATCTTCAATCTTAGTTATTTTCACTTCATATTCATTACCTTCATAGCTTATATAAATCCAATCTCCAACTTTCCCAAGAATCTTATCAAGTTCTACATCAAAGCTAAATTGACCATCTTGTACAATATAAAGGTATATTTCTTTATCTTCCATTATCTCTTATTTTTATCCATTAATATTTGAATAGTTCTCTCTTTCTCTTCAAGCAATTGCTTAAGATGTTCTATCTCCTTATCCTTATCAGCAAGTTCGCCAACCGTTGCATCGCCATATACAGAGGAAGCACTACCATCACCATTTACGATAGATTGATTAATAGAACTAACTTCATCAAACCAATATGATATAGGTACTTTAAATATATTAGAGAACTCTATAATTTGATCAGAGTCAAATTTAGTAGCATTATAGTATTGATACACACGTTGCTCTGATTTTCCTATCATTTCTCCAAATTCTTTTGCATTGATGCCTTTCCTTTTTAAAACAGCTTTCAACTTACATCCAATTATTTCACTCATATACAGCTAATTACAAAACACCACTAAAATTATTCAAAAGTTTAACTATAGAATATTTGTAGTTATACTATAATTATTCTATATTTGCATTATAAATCTAGCGATAATAATTTAATCTTTATATAAATATGGAAGAAAATTCAAGCAAAAAGAAAAAAGATGGTATGGCTATACGCACTTATCTACGAAGTCTACCTGTCTGTGAATCATCAGAAATGGCTAAAAAGTTAGCTAATGAATGCAAAGTACCTTTGTATACCTTCAATAACTGGCGAAGTGGTCTTGTAAAAGTGCCAGAACTTGCAAAGGATAAAATCGAAGAAGTTATACAGACTAAAATATTTGATCGCTAAACTCACTCTAAACTTAATAAGAATATGGAAACAAAAATTTTATCTGCTCAAGAAGCCTTTGAATTAAGTGTTCCAATTAGAACAAGGATTTTATCCATCGAAGAATTGATGAATGCTATAACAGAACGTTCATTGTCAGGATTCAACTACTTAATGATAATAGGACATATTTCTAAGGAAACAGAAAAGATACTTACCGCAAACGGATATGAATATTCCATTTTTAGACATGATGTTGTTCAAATACATTGGACTTGCCGTCAACAAAAATAAAATTCTATTAATCAACCATATATTATTTAACCAAATACGCATAAGGAATGCGGCCGGTGCAAGTCCGGGATTTTATTTATACATTATATTCTACTCAAGAGAATAGAAGTTTAATCATTCCAATTATTAATCATTAAAACACCGTGTTAAGGAGACACGTAGGGTATCAGTCCCTGGTTAAGGTTTGTTACACAAAGATTGCCGGGTGAAATTCCCGGCATACGGGTAGTGGTGTAAGGTAACACAACGGAGTTTTTCAGCGTTTCTCCGGTGATACGGGGTTCGATCCCCGAATGCCCACGATTTCTAGTATTAATTTTAAGAATAAACATTATGGGAAATTTAGACGAAGCAACAAAGAGAATGGCTTCAGCAATGAATCAAATTTCAGAGATTATCACAACAAACGGGATGGATGCAATCTGCATCTTACATAAGGAAGAAGCCGGTATTTCCGCCACCCCATTAATCATCCATGGATCCTCTCTCAAAATCACACTAGCAATTGTAGAAAGCATGCTGAAATCTCCGGAAACTCGTAATCTGTTACGTGGGGCATGCGAATATTACAAAATCCGAGAAACAGAGAAAAGAACAATGACTGAAATGCCGCCTTATCTGGAGGAATTCATAGACGAATTATTAAAAAAGATGTAAGAGCAAGCTATGAAAGTTGTACACTCTCCCAGCCCATCCGCCAATCCGAAGAAAAGAGAGAAAATTAATCTTTTCGAGAATGATGATCCGGAAGAAGTTGCAGCTCTATGTCAACAATCTGCTCAGCAGGAATCAAACAAAATATTGTTAAGAATAGACGCCCGGACGCAAGTTCTCGTAGATCCTAAAGATGCGACTCTGGAACATGCGGAAAAACTACGGCAGCGGTATAAATTAAATTATCACCGCAAAGCCGTAGGAGGGCGTAAAAAAGGATAATACTATGTACGTAGACAATGACCATCGTGGTTACCTCACGATTAACGATATTCATCCTGAAGACGCAAAGCGCCTTCAACTTATTATTCAGCAAGCAGACAAGCAACTTTTATCCCATTCCATTGAAGTCCTGGAGAAACAACTTCACTCACAACTCATAGAACTTGTTTCTCCTATACAAAATAATAAACCATAACTATGCATTTTACTGATGATGACATAAAGCGCATCAAAGATGCCTCTGCTAACCATTTGGTAGACGTAGTACAAGACTTTCAGAATCTTCGCAAGTCCGGTACAAGTTACGTTTGTGACTGTCCCGTCTGCAAGGCTTCGAAGAAGTTTAGTATCAATCCTGCTAAAGATATTTATAGCTGTTTTTCCTGCCATCAGATAGCTGGAGCAGGTGCGCTTGACTATTTAATGAGAGTTGAGAAAAAAGAATTCCCTGATGCTCTCGAATACTTAGCACACAAATTTAGCATCTTACTTGATCAACGGCCGGAAGATAAAAAGAAGCCGGTTATTAAGATGAAAAAAGGGAGCAAAAAAGCTAAAGGGAATGATACAGATAGTTTTTGTGCTAAAATGCTTTCTGAATCAGGTCTGACATTTGAGGATGTTACTGCAAAAGTATATAAAACCGGCGATACTAGTTCTGTCTTTGAATTACGTACCTTTCGTCCAGGCACTATCAATGAAAATGGCGTCATCGATCCTAAAGGCGACGACGTGATCATTGAATACTATGATCTTGAAGGAATGCCGGTAACATATGCGCGAAAAGATCACCGGAAAAAAGAAACAGGAGAACGAAAAGAATATTTCCGTGTGCGATGGCAATTCCCGGATGCCCATCTTGATAAAGAGGGAAAACCTTATAAGTACAAGTCACCATCAGGAAGCGGCACCCCAATCTATATTCCAGAAAAACTGCGACGTTTATATAAAGAGAAACAGCAGATACACAGGCTTTATATTCAGGAAGGCGAGAAAAAAGCAGAAAAAGCTTGTAAGCACGGGATTCCGTCTATTGCAGTTAGTGGTATACAGAATCTCGGACTAAATGGCGCTCTTCCGGAAGATCTAGTCCGTATCATCACAACTTGTGGCGTAAAGGAAGTGGCTTTTATCTTCGATTCAGATTGGGACGACATAAGCACAAACGTCCGTCTTAATGATCGAGTCGAAAAGCGTCCTAGTTGTTTCTTCTTCGCAGCTCGTAACTTTAAGGAATATATGCGTACCTTAAAAAACCGGAATATTTATGTTGAGATATTTATTGGACATATCCAAAAGAATCCTGCTGGAGACAAAGGAGTAGACGATCTGTTAGCAAATAGTCTAAGAGAGCATGAGGACGAGTTAGCTCAGGACATAGATTATGCTTGTAACGAAAAGAAAGGCCTAGGGAAATACATAGAAATGTTCAAGATAACAACTTGGACAGATCATAAGCTGCAAGAACTTTGGTGCTTGCATGCACCTGAAGCATTCGCCGAACGCCATAAAGACATACTAAAGAATCTTCCGGAATTCGTATTTGGAAGATATCGTTGGAAATTTGACGATTCCGGTAAATTTGTCCTCGCACAGCCTTTTGATGATGACGAAAAATTTTGGGAAGAAGTTGAAAAAGAAAATCGATCCGGACAATCTCGCATCGAATACCAGTTCTGCTATGTCAACTCACATAACTTCCTACAAAATCGGGGGTTTGGACGCCTCCGAATGCTGGATAAGTCCTACCGTTTTATCCAATTGGATCCTCCGGTGGTTAGAATGATCGAGGCATCAGATGCACGCGACTATTTATTCCAATTTGCTAAGCATTATTGTAAAAAGGAAGTTAATGAAATGTTGATTAAAGGCGTTTCTCAATATGTAGGTCCGGACAAATTATCACTATTAAACTTCATAGAACCAAACTTTATAAAACCTAACCGGGAAAGCCAGTTTTTCTATTTTGATAGTAACTGCTGGTATATCACGAAGGATCAGGTTTCGGAGATGGGATACGAAAACATAACACATCATATTTGGGAAGAACAACGGAAGCAAATAAAAGCCAAGTATCTCAATGCCCCCTTGATCACTTTCAGTGTTGACTCAAATGGGCAATACTCATACGAACTTTCAGAGGATGGTAGTAAATGTCATTTTCTCCAATTTCTTATCAACGCCTCTAATTTCACATGGCGCAAATCTCCGGAAGAAATGGAACCTGATGAAATCATTGAAAACAAGATTCATTTATTGAGTAAACTATGCGCCATCGGTTTTATGGCAATGGAAGCCAAAGACAACAATGTCGCTAGAGCTGTTGTCGGCATGGACGGAAAACAATCCGAAGTTGGCGAATCAAATGGACGTTCAGGGAAATCACTGCTTGGCGAACTAATGAGACATGTTACTCCTACAGTTTACATTCCTGGTAAACGGCAGGATATATTCAATGATCAGTTTATCTGGAATGACGTACAAGAAAACACAAAGATAGTTTTCATAGATGATGTGCTATTGAATTTTAACTTTGAGTTTCTTTTTCCGAACATCACCGGAGACTGGAGTGTAAACCATAAAGGTGAAGGCAGGTTTACTATCCCCTTCTCAAGATCCGCCAAAATCTATATTGCAACAAACCACGCACTAAAGGGATCCGGATCTAGCTTCAATGACCGACAATGGCTACTTGCCTTCTCTGACTTTTATAATGATAGCCACAAACCTGTTGATGATTTCGGTACCCTATTTTTCTCGGAATGGGATTTTGATCAATGGAACCTTACTTGGAACTTATTGGCAAACTGCATCCAGCTCTATCTGCAGTTTGGAGTCATACAAGCTCCAGGCGAGAGACTCGAACAACGGAAACTCCGTCAAGAAATGGGAGAAACTCTTATATCTTGGGCAGATGAATACTTTTCAAATGAGGATCATTTGAATCGGCGTCTTATCCGCAAGGACCTATATGATGCTTTCTGTACATACGATCCGGCACAAAGGAAGTTCATCTCCCCGACGGCTTTCAAAAAGAAATTTATAATGTACTGTGAATGGAAAGGATATATTTTTAATCCTCATAAATACGATAGCAAGACCGGGAATCCATTTCAGATGGATAAAGACGGACGACCTATTATTGACGACAAGGCTGGAGGAATAGAATATTTCACAGTTGGCACTGGAACTTACACTGGTGACAGTTATTCAGCTGATACCAGCTTTGAGGATGAACAGAAACAAATAGACTTTTAAAAGATAGCGATGAATATGGGAAAAATATTACTAAATGAGGTATTATCTCATGCTGATAAGTTAAAAGAGGAAATCAAGAAACGTTTAAAATGCGAGATTGTCGATTTTGAGATTGTAGAATATGAGTCCGGGGAAATAGGTGTGCATTGGAATGCTACATACAAAAGCGAAGCTTCATACGTGGATATTCCATATAAATGGATAGTGGCAGGTATTCATTGGGGTGAAGGACTTATTAGTATGTATGCAAACCCAACTGACTTTTTAGTATTTAACAAATAAAAATGAGCCTTGGGCGGGCTTTGTAAAACCCACATTAAAAAATATGGATAAAATTAAGTTAGGCGACAAAGTTCGTAGTAGTGTATCAGGTTTTTCAGGGACTATAACCGCAAAATGTGAGTATTTGCACAGCGCTACTCAATATTGTGTAACAGCTAAATGCAAAGATAATGACATCAAAGAAGCGTGGTTTGCTGCATCTGAATTGGAACTGGTAGAAGATTAACTGCTAAAGTCCTATAGGTAAAGTATCCTGTAGGACTTTAATTAGAATTCAAAGTAGAAAGGAACAAAATTATGACATTAAAACAAGCCCAAAAATTGTATGAAGATTCAGTACAGGCAAAAATGACTCATGCCGACAACTGTATGACTCAATCGCAACTTGAATATATTGGCAGAACCATTTGGGGATTCACTCCCGACAAACAAGCAAAGGTGCTATTCACCAAGATAGGTAAGAGAGTATCTACTGTTATAGCATCAAAAGAAGCATTTATTAAAGAAGTTGGTAAACCTATTGTCTGCAAATGTCCAGTATGTGATATGTATTATTTGGCTTATAGAAAGCCCGTCGATGCTCACGATGAACTAACTGCTCAGTGTCCAAAATGCGATTCACTTGGTTGTGATTCGGATATTGTACACTTGGAGACAAACCGTAAGTTTTGGCTAAATGACAAGATCACTAAAATTCTTGTTCCCAACAAAGATCCGGAACGGGTAGCAACTATGTATGATTCGGCTGCGGAAGATTTCCCGGCACAATATGATATGCTACTGCCTGATGGTAAGAGATGTTCTGATTGCGTAAAAAGTAATACCTGTTGCAATGTATTTGGTCAGAAGGAAAGTGACACTACCTGCCAATGGCATCCTTCCAGATATTCACCGAAGGAATAACCCTCAAAACTAAGTAGATATGAATAAAGAGAAATTAAAGGAAGCCAATCGGCTAAATAAACTCATTGAGGAACATGAGCAAGCGTTAAATTGTTTCGAGTTTGATACCAATTACTATGCAAGAGATGAAGACCCCAACTTGCCTATTGCGTTGGAAAGTACTAATCCTATTCTAATTATAGAACATGATGATCCATTTGAGGGAGGACGGGAACAGCAGAGAATTCCAATGGTATTGAGTGATTTCCTCATTAATCTAATTAAGGATTCTATAAAAGGAAATCTGGAAAAGTTGAAAGACGAATTTCAAAATCTATAACCCTCAAAACAGAATAGATATGAGTAAAATAGATTTGAACGCCCTTCGTGATGGTGCATATAAAACCGCTTGTGAACACGGCTTCCACGATCAGGAATTGAGTAACGAGCATTGTTTTATGTTAGTAATAACGGAGTTGTCAGAAGCCATAGAAGCAGACCGAAAAGGAAAATACTTCAAAGGTAGAATAAAGTTTGAACGTGATTTTAATCTTTACTCTGCATTAGTAGAAGAGAATGTACGTTACAAAAATGCCTTTGAAAAACATATCAAAGATACAGTAGAGGATGAACTTGCAGATGCCCTTATCCGTTTGCTTGACTTATATGGACTTCGAGGAATTGACTTAAATGAAGATGCATTCGACGAGGAAATAGTATCAGAATATTCTGTAACCTATCGTAATAAATCATTTATAGAATCAATATTCCATATCCTAAAGTTTATTGCTTCAAATAATGAAGTCTTTGTGCGTTCTTGTGTCGTGCCAGAAATGCTTCTGCTTGAAATCTTCGGACTTGCTAAATATCTTAGTATTGACCTCGTATGGCACATCGAGCAGAAAATGAAGTATAACCAACTTCGTGAGAAGATGCACGGGAAGAAGTATTAACCCTCAATACAAATTAGATATGAGCAAAGAGTTAATAGTAATGTATTTCGGCACAACAGGTAGACCGGGACATCACATAACAATGCTGAATGGCGATATTCCAATAAAAGACCAGTGTCGTATAGGTGGAGAAATAGATGCAGATAATGACTTATATTCCGACATGAAAAAATGTAAGGGTGTCGGGTATGTCTACTATCGTGGAGTCACAATGCTGTGTATTCCTTATAGCCTACATGATTCTCGTGGTGGAAGTAAGTCAATATTCATCATGGAAGGAAAGGTCGCTAAAGATGAAATAGTAAGGGAGCTACAAAAACACCCATGGGTTCATGCCATTTTCACCCGACTACAGATAGAACATCATCTTGATGGAGTGGAAGAGTTTGAATTAACATTATCGTAAAACAATAGAAAATAGAAATTCTATGTCGAAAGGTGGCTTCTGCCGAATATTAGATTTGTTGGATGATTAAAAACTGAAAGCAGGATGATTTACAACCTGCTTTTATATATAGTTTCATGAATATTCTAAGCCGGGATTCGAACCCGGGACCTGACACTTCGTTAGGGTGCCGCTCTTTCCACTGAGCTACTTAGCCGATGCAAATATATAACAATAGAAATAAAATAACAAGAAAATTGTCTCAAAAAGAATGAGATGAAATTAAATAAATTAAGAAACAAAGCCTACCAATATGCTGTTGTTTCGGGATGGCATGAAGAATGACAAAGAAACGAGGATACCTGTCACTTATCCTCGGAAAGATAATTCTTTTAACGATAACTACAAGGTAGTCTTCTACAATGTTCTCTCACGTGTTCCCATTTAGCAAACCTGAATCTGTAATAGGAACGAACATGTACAGGTTTATCGTCACAACACTGGACTGTTCTACAGTTTTGAGACAGAGCCTCATTCTAACAGTTCTAAAAAGAATGAGGATGTCTATTAATTGATATTTTCATATTTTTAACCCTTTAGTTTACCTTCTAAAGTTTGTTAGACTTTTAGAGATGCTGAAAGGGATTACAAAGATATGAATTTTTCTCATTATGAACTTGAAACAAACAAATTCAATTCAAATATAAAAAGAAAGGAATTAATATGTCAATTAGAATAACAAATTTCACGATCGAAAAAGCTAGAAATGGCTATATTTTAGATAATGATAATACAGGCAAGAATGTCTTTTTAGATAAAGAAAGCATTTCAGACTTTGTATCTAAAAGTCTTGTCAATTCATTGAATTGTAATGATGCGGATAGCTTTAGTATTCAAATCGAGATAAATTCCATTCCTAAAATAAAGACGGTGACAGCGAAACAGAGAAGTGTGTGCGAAGATACGAGAATTGTGAGTGAAACAAGTAGAGCATTCAATAAGACTATAATGGAGGGATAATCAAATGAAACGCCCACAAAGTAATGGATTATTCGAAGTTGCGGGAGGTCAAGAGAAGGAGCATGGTTTCTGTTGCATGAAGCTGATTCTATTCCTTTCCGCTAATAATGTAACAAGTTGGGATGAATGGCATGGGGCTCATCTCTCTGCAATGTCAGGGAGATGCCCGTACGCTTCGCAATGTCCGATTCATGAGAGAACGATAACAGTAGTAGGCAGAAGGCCAATACAATTTAGCTTATTTTGAATTAATGACTAAAGAAAAGTGTATTTTATGTGGAAAGGAAACGGTGTCGATTATTAAAACCGATACCGGCTTTATGTGTTATAATTGCTATGCCGATCAGCGTAATCCTCCACGTTCTAAAGAAGTACATAATAATGAGGAAGCTCGCATACAAACGGAGTTTTTCAAACTTATCCCTTTATATTTCCCAAACATTCCGGACAGACTTATATTTGCTGTTCCGAACGGTGGTAGCCGTCATGTTAGGGAAGCTGCTAACCTTAAACGCCAAGGAGTGAAGCCCGGTGTTTCCGATGTAATCGTACTCATACCGAAAAAGGGGTTTGCTTCGCTCTGTATAGAGTTTAAAACGAAGATGGGGAAACAATCAGAATATCAAAAAGATTTCCAAAAACAGGCTGAAAGTTGCCGAAACAAATACGTTATAGCTCGAAGTGCACAACAGGCAATCGAAGAACTACGAAAATATCTTTCTTAACAGAACTGAAATATATGATACGGGAATTACATTTTGAGATACTAAAATTCTCCAGTTTGAAATAGCTTTTATGTGATTAAGCAAATTCTGCACTCGTTTTGCTCTAAAATTACAAGAATGACATTTGAAGAAGCTGTTTCATTAGTTGACCGGATAAAAGACCAGGTTGTCGATGTTCCCGTTAAAGGTCGGTTTATTGAATCTCTATTCATCGGACCTACCAACTGGGATGAAATGCATGTCTTTATGAATATCTGTTTACAACAAGGAGAAGACGAAGCTATCAGCGAATTTATCGGAAAAAGTTTCTCCGTGTATGGCAGGTCAGTAACTTATATTAATCCGGACCTTCCAAAATGGGATGTAACTGTGCTGGATGATTGGGAGAAAACAATATATAATTAAGAGGTAGCTTATTCGGCTACCTCTTATATGATTGTCTACAATCCAACAATGAAAGTGATATTTTCTATACACTTTTTGTTATATAGTATGTGATAAAAATATTTATTAATTGTGTGAAAAATCAACATCTTAATCTATAACATTCATTATTGAGGTAAGTTTCATTGAATATTAACTTTCATTTTAAAATCAATAAGATCATCTCTAATTGATTCCAATTTTATGTCTATTTCATATTTTCGAGCATTACTATATGTAATTTCTCCATCTACAATGAGTATATTTTCATCCACACCAGTCGGTGGAGTATATGTACAAAGTATATTAGCTTCTCGCATTTTATTTAACATAGAAGTATAATTATCCTTTTCTTTGTTTGAAAGTCCTTTATATTTCTGATCAATTATATTCCAAAATCGAACAGACCATTTTCTACTTTTCGTAAGAATATGGACAACTTTAACATAAGAGACTGTTGACTCGGATGAGTTTAGTAAAATTAAACTATTTATAGCTTGATCAACTTCATCGATCTTACTCAATATTAAATCCTTTTCTGTCCTCTTATCTTGAATGCTTTTTTCCAATATTCGAGACACGTACCAAGCCATAAATACCGTGACAATCAATGAAATAACATCTATAAGAGAAATTTCATGCGAATAAGTAAAAAAGGCTATGTTCTCAATATATTGTCCAAGAACCCACCCTAAAGCAATTAGAGCCACAGCTACAATTAGTTTACTCATTCTTTTGGGCATCTTCTATGTATTGATTTATTTCTTCAATGTACGTTGGATCTTCGTCAGATTTTAGTTTCAAAACCTTTTTCAGATCTTTGTAAGATACTTTATTATCTCTGATTAATCCTCCAAACGATTCTTCCAAAAAAGAAGTACCATATCCTGCTGCCCCATCTAAATCGACAAGTAACTCATTCCCATTTCTTATAGCCTCCAATAATCGAGGATATAATATTTGATTTCTAAACTCAACACCTGGATAAGGACCCTCTTCAGGTTTTCTAGCTCCTGGTGTTCTTGAAAAATCAGTTGCAATTTTTATTACTATTACTCCCATGACCAATTTATTATATTTTCGTTTATTTCCCATGACACAAAAGTGCCAAGCAATTCATTTACTAATAAATGATAATCTCCATTAGAGACATCAGCATACACGTTATTTGAAATTATAACCAAAGATGATATTTTATTATTATCAAGAGCATCTTTAATCCCAGGAAGCCCCTTTCCTCTAAAATAATCTTTTGTTACAGTTTTATGTAATTCACCATCCAATATTATCTTCAATTGTTTGTCATTACTATCAGCCCATGGAAATAGTTTTTGGAATATCAATTTCCATCCATAAAATCTATCTCCCGGCTTTTTTTCATCTAAACTACGGAAGATTCCAACTCCAAAGTCTATAAATGAGAAACAAACCTTTCTATTAACTTTATCGTGAGTGACAGACAGCCACCAATGTTTTTCACCAACCCCACTACTTGCATGGTTATTAGTGTTGTGCATCAATTCTATAAATGTTCGTTGTACTCCTGGACAACGTCTTGGTTCACCCCAAATCATTTTGCTAGCCTGCTTTATCAATGAGTCAGCTATATCAGGAGCAACAGCTCGCTGCGCATGGGTGTAAATAGAGCTATTCATTGTCTTAATTTGATACGTATCTTCTATTTTAAATGTATCATATAAATATTTAAAAAAACCTGAACTTTCTATTTTTTGTTTAGCCTGTTTATCTATTGGAAAATTACCATTAAATTCAATTCGGTGTGACTTAAATTGAATCATGTTAGATAATAGTATCAAGATTGCATCATTACTAATCTCTTTTACATTACTTAATATAACAAATACTTTCCTTCTATGTTCAAAGCAATATCTAATTCGTTTAATAAACCCCAATACTTCTTCTTCATTTTTAATTAAAGAAAAAATTTGTGGAGCTTGAATTTTATTATAGTCAAAATATGCATATTTAAAATTATTATATTTTCCAACTATTTCACTTGGAACTCCTTGCATCTTTCTCCTTAAGGCAACTTTCTTTTTTCGAGAAATAATCTTTCTTCTAAAAAGTTTCTTCGCTCTATTATTTTTTATTTCATTAAAAAAATAGATATTTTTCCTTCTCATGTGAATTACAATAATTTCTGCAAAGATATACACTTTTATCGAAATTATTAAAATCGCTACATTTTTCCTTATATAAAAAATCATTATTACCGGATATCATAGACTAATTTTTCCCCATTATATATCAATCCTCAAATGATAATCACCATTGCAACAAATTATAGGTAATACCCACACCTATATACCACCCGTTAGGATAGCCATACCCAGCTTGTAAACCAACTCCCCATCGCTTATGCTTAGTAAGAACTGGCATTGGTATTTTAACCTCTCGTATTCGGGCGCAAACCTTAATACTATCCAGTCTGACATCATACCCAGATACCCATGCATGGTAAAGACTATCCTCATACACTTTTTGAATAATCGGTATATCCACCTCCACCGAATCAGGTATAAATGTGTCTTGCTTTGCTTGGCGAATTTCCTCCTTGACAGGTAGTTTTATCGTCTCATATCTCTTGATTACACTATCCCTAGGTACAGGGTAATAGAAAGGAATAGTTTCGATGTATTCAGTTGTGTCCGGACGTGGTAGTGTAGGCTGTTCTTGCTGGCGACTCCACAGAAACAGAACGGCTAACACGAATAACGTAACCAATATCCAAGGTAGTACTTTCATGGCCGGATCACTGTATTACGAAGAAAATTAGAAAACTCGGAACGAACATCAAAGCAGGGACAAGCCTTGATATATTCTGCTGGCTCTATTTCACCGTTACCATTTAAGTCAGGCGAAGTATCTCGGTGCCCGAGTACCTCAATAATGGGATACTCTTTACAGAGTTTAGCAACTAATTGCCGTAAACTAGCTTTTTGAGCAATTGTACGTGTATCTGCCGGCTTTCCGGATGCGTCCAAACCGCCGATATAACAGATGCCAATGGAATGTCTGTTATATGATGAATCACTAAATCCTTTCGTATTGCAATGAGCTCCGTCAATGGAAAGCGGGCGACCATTCTCTACCATTCCATCAAGGTCAATGACAAAGTTGTAACCGATCTGATTGAATCCCCGTGCCCGATGCATCCGGTCAATGTCCTTTGCATGTAAATTCTGTCCGGCACGTGTTGCCGAGCAATGGATGATAATTGCATCAATGTTTTTCACTTTGCACCTCCTTTTTGTAGATAGTTCGTTAAATAGGGAATGTTTTTTATAAACTCAACGCTCAGCACATAATGCAGGAAAGCTACTACCTTGTAACCATTGCTAGAGTTAGGGAGAATTTCTTTGATATTCCTCAGAATATTTACCCCGTAGAAATAGAAAACGCTATACGTAATAAATGAGACACATTGTAGCGCACCTTCTGGATTGCCTTTGTGTTCACCAATAAAGTAGATGCAGCTAACCAAGGCAAAGAAAATAGTTGCTTCTACGATACATTTCCAAGCTTTTTTAAAGGAAAAGCTTTCATGATTAATAAGGAGTGCAGTAAGCAGCCCACAAATGAAATTGAGGGCAAATACAGCAATAAGACTTTTGATTTCCCCAGAGATAGGATTAAGATAAGCAGCTATGCCAGTGATCAATCCAATAAGTAAGTTTTTGAAATAATCCATAATCATTTATCTAAATATTAATACTTCATTTCAATACCTCGCTACAATCATCAATAGCAGTCTGGAATACCTGTTTCACTTCCTCGGTAGTCAGCCCGTGATTCTCATGTAGAGAAAAGCCGGTCACCCCGTTTTTCGATATATTAAAGAATCCGACAACTGTTTCATCATTAGAAATTTCAGCTGTGACATCTTTTATCGCCTCAGTACCGCGAGCTGACATCCTGTACTTGATCTTGATATCTTCTGTAACCTTTGATACTGCTGTACTGTTAGTTGCTTTAATATTCATTCTTTACCTCCTTTTTCTATTAAGTCATAAATCTGTCCGAAAGCGCCAGCTGTGAATATGTCTGCACAGATCTCTTTTAAGAGAGTAGCATCTTCCGTTGTAATATCAAGTATTCCTCGATTATTGATAATCTGCTGAAGCATATTGTAGGCACGTAGTTTTTTAGACATATCCATGCCTAATTGAGGATTCATGCCTGCAGCATAAAGCGCTTCTGAAACCATATCACGGAGAAACTGCTTTTGTTCCTTACCATTGATTACTTTAATAGCTTCATCACCTTTAAAATCAAGTAGAAGCCTGTTTAAATTGATTCTCATAATTATTATATATTAATCTATTGATACTAATAATCCTTTTCTAAATTTCATGTTATTACCAAAATCAAAATCTATTCCTCGGTAATAGTTAATTCCACCATTTGCATCTCTAGATGTGATGCAGCCGTAATTATCTGCTAAGCATAATTCACTTGATAATGTTCCTTTCACGTAAACACCTCCATCAAAGAAGCCGGCATACGTTGTACTTGCTAGTGGATAGCTTCTGTCTGATGCATTTAGATTTCTGGAGGCATAAATACAAGCTCCACCAAAATTAGAACCAATGGCAGCGACCCCAAAACGTCCATCCGTTTCTGCATTGAAAGTAACGTTGACAACACCTTCCTTTGAAGTACCAGAACCTAGCTTCAAGCTACGAGATGTTCCACCGAAGTATCCTGAGCGTGTCCATACAAGACGACCGCCTTCGATAGTAAAACCGCCAATAAACCCGGAATCAGCATCTATTCTACGGACTTTTATCAAGTCAGTATTTAGGTAACCGCCTACCACAATGGTAGTGCCTAATTTAGCATATTCAACTGCATCCTCAAATGCCAACTTACCTAATCCGTCTCTATCAATCTTGGAGTTAATTACTCCCTGCAGATCACTATGAAGCGCAGTAATAGTAACAGCACCTTCCAGATTGATCTTAGATGAATGGATTGTTGTTGCTCCGGCCGCCTGGTTGATATAAGATATAAGCGTATTACCATTTTCCAGCTCCTTAGAAGCGTATATCTTGTTACCGTCTGCCGTGGTAATCCATCCGGCTGTATCAATACGTTGTGTAATGCTATCTACACGTGTTACTTGTGCGGATATTCTATCGCTCAGTATATCTAATTCTGCCTTGTTATCGTCGGCGAACTGTTTGAGCGCATCCTGTATTGATTGATTAGCTGCTTCGACGGCTGTATTGAAACTGGCTAAAGTTGAGTTAAAGAGAGCGAATTTATCATCAACGTTTTTTTTCTCCGCAGTAGTGGTCTGCCCGTCAGCAATAGCAACGTTGATTGCTGCGAGGAGATTGTCGATAGCCCCAAAGAGAGAGATTTTAGCATTGAGTAGGTTAGTCTTAGCAACACCAACCAAGTATGTATTTACATACAGCTTATTATATGTAGCTTCTACAGAGGCTTTCGTGTTCTTGACTGTATTGATATATTTCTCAATAGCTTTAGCTTCTGCTTCTGATATAATACCGTCGGCAAACGCACCGTCTACATATTCATGTAAATCACTAACATCACCGTTTACTTTTTCAGCGGCTTTTGCGGCATCCGCCGCATCCTGTAACGCTTCCAGTGCTTTTTTCATAGCATCATCGGCGAAAGACTTTAACTTGTCCTGTATGGACTTATTAGCTTCTTCGACAGCAGTATTAAAGTCAGCATAAGCACTGTTGAAGCTTGCAAACTGTGTATCAACAGCCTGTTTTTCGTCTGGAGTAGTAAGCTTGTCTGCAATGGCGGTATTTATTGCATTTATCAATCTTTCTATGGACCCCATCAGCGTAACCTTTGCATTAAGCAGGTTTGTTTTTGCGACTCCGGTTAAGTATGTATTTGCATATAGTTTGTTGTATGTCGCTTCTACAGCTGCTTTCGCATTGTTTACTGTGTTGATGTACTTTTCGATAGCACTAGCTTCCGCCTCGGATATTACACCGTCAGCAAATGCGCCATCTACATAATTATTTAGGTTGGAAACTGCATTGTTTGCTTCGCTGGCACTCTTGGCTGCCGCATTGGCTGCTTCCATAGCAGCAGCGGCCTCTCTTAATGCTTCTTCTGAATAACCTTTCAAAGCATCGTGTATCGCTTTATTTGCTGTTTCTACGGCAGCGGTGAAGTCGGCATACGCAGAATTAAACAAGACATACTTATCATTAACGTCTTTCTTTTCTGCTGCAGTTGTCTGCCCGTCGGCAATGGCGGTATTGATAGACTTGATAAGGTTCTCAATGCTTCCCATTAACGTAACCTTTGCATTGAGCAACCCGGTTTTGGCCGTTCCTGAGAGATAAGGATTTACATACAGTTTGTTGTATGTTGCTTCTACAGCTGCTTTTGCATTATTTACGGTGTTGATATACTTTTCGATAGCCTTAGCCTCTGCCTCAGTAATAATGCCGTCAGCAAACGCACCGTCGATATAATCATGCAGACCTCCAACAGCATCGTTTGCATCACTAGCACTCTTCTGAATAGAATCGATCAGCTCGCTTACTTCAAGCCATTCTTCCAAATTCTCTAATCCGGAGGACCCTGCCTTGATTTTAATACTTCCACCTATTTCACTTTCAACCAGGTCGAAGTAAGTTTTTCCATCCGGAGAGATGATCCGTTCTGTTGTTACGCGGCCCGGCAGAATTTCAGTGAATCCATACAACTCAACAAAGCTGCGCTCACCTTCATACTCACTGTTTAGGATGCCGGTTAGTAGGTGATAATATCCTGCTATCTGTTCCATTTTGATAGCTGTTTCACTGAGAAGGAATGTGCCGGTCTGATTCTCCTTGCTACATACAGCATACAGATAATACTTCTTCTCTGGGGCAATAAGCGTCGGAGAATTATATTCAGCCATATCCCAAAACTTGTATTCGCTAGCTTTGTGTTCAGACGACACAGTTTTTATCCCTAGCGTCATGTGTTGAATAATGCCGGCAGGCGAATGTAGAACCTTTGTATTGATATTGTAAGTAATGTTATGAGATACTTGTACTGGGACCGCTTTTGATCTGACAAAGCGGAACTGCAAACTTTCATCACCTACAAGTAACTGCATCGTCTGTATAGTGATGGGATTGATTGAGCCGGAGAAGTTCAGTAAAGCATCTTCAAGCATGGACATAGTTTCCTTTGCATCACGAAAACGGCGCTTGGTAAATCGCAAAGAATCTTTATACTTGATATCTACGTCTACTTCATTTGTCTCGATCTTATCTAATTCGCTGGTTACGGAAGTACCAACTGGATCATTTGATAATTCTATTTCCGGAGAATAAGGGTTATTCACATAACGTTTAATTCCTATCATGCGAATAAGTGAACCTTTTGGATGAAACTGGGTATCGGAGAAGTTTACATAACCACCCAGCACAATCTTGCCGCCTATTTCTAACCAACGCTTCTTTGCCCAGATACCGTCCAAGGTCCCGGTAAAAGTGAATTGCTTATCTTCATGCTCAAAGAGATATTTAGCAGCTTCCTTGAATACTTCCCAGCTCGCACCTGTCTGCTCTTCATCATTACAGATATATGAGTTCGGTAACTGAATGCCAAATACTGCGTAAGTATCGCCTGTCTTAGGATGCCAAACATCATGTTCCGGCATAGTGATACCGTCGATTTCCTGTGGAACTATTTCAAAACGTCTACCTGCTTTCTCTATTTCTCCATCCTCTTTAAGAATGGGCTCATGGATATACTTGACTTCAAACTCTTTGCCTGTCAGTATACCTGTTTGGAAGATGACGGTCATGGTCTCTCCGGTTATCAGACATTTCTTAAAATCAAGATCGTTAGGTATATCGCTATCTACAAAATCATAGAAGTTAGTCTCCTTATTAACCTCGATAACAGAGCTAACAGTACCAATACGAGAAGGATAGATTGCAGTGCAGTCTAGACTATCCTCTTTACCTGTAACTAAGGTCTTGTCAGCACGCATGACACTGGTTCCGTCTGCATCAGTTATATACGTTCTACCTTCATAATGAAGGGTCTTAGATTTGGGTAGTAACAGATATTTAGCTCCGTATGTCGAGTAGTTGATATTTCGATCAGAAGTTTCTACTAGGACAATTTCGGGCGGTATATCTCCGGATTCCCGACCAACACCAACCTTGAAACCATGGCCTTTACCATAAGACAGCTTCAAAGGATTATTCTTGTTATATTCAACTTTACGAAGATGAACCGTCTTTCCAGTAATCTGCCATTCCGTTTCATACGTATCTGCAAGTTGATTAAGGGCATCAAGAATATATGTGTGATTGTAATTGATTACTTTCTCCGTTCCCTCTATGCAATCACCGACTTTCCAGCCCATATCACGACGATTTAGGTTCTCGACGAGTAATCGTAGGTGTTCATGTGCTTTAGCTGTATATGCGAATTTGATGCTGTTATCTGCAATGTGACGAACTTTCCACATCATAGCATCCGCTTTAGCTGTTTCAAGGATAAGTGTATATTCAAAGTTGCGCTCACCTTTCTTCTTGAAATTACTATCTTTTTTGAGAGAATAACGCTTTCCGTAAAAGTCGCACCAAGTTCCGACCGGTATTTCTAAGTATCCCGGATAGGAAAAATACAAATTAAGTGTATCTTCCGCCATGATCGCTTCGTAAGAGTAACTTTCGTCCTTTACATCGAGCTTTATTTCCTTATTATCACTATATAAAATTATCATATCATCTGATTAGAATTATACTCTAAAATATAATCAGGTATGTATTTTTAATTCATTTTTTAGCTCAAATATGTTTGATAGGAGTGAGGATAAATCTTGGCTTTTGGAATAAGTTCTCTCGGAACTAATGCTATTTTATTAGAGAATCAAAATTTAGGACAGAATGGGTATCTCAAATTGTCAAATGGATTATTGATTCAATGGGGAAAAAAAACGAGTGGATCTTACTCTGGAACAATATATTTCTCCACTTCATTCTATGACACTAATTATTCTCTGCATCTGACTTGTAATAATGGAAATACCGGTAATGATTCATCATGGATAGCCAACTATACATCTGTTTCAAATAGCTATTTTGGATATAATAATAAATATCAGCAAGCAGCTAATGCCGGTACTAACACGGCTGCGTTTTATTGGTTTGCTATAGGGAGGTGGAAATAATTAAAAACAAATATTATGAAATATTGGAAACAAGGATTCTACGATGAGCCGCAGGAAGGCTTGGTAGAAATTACAGAGGAGTATTATCAAGAGTTACTAGCTGGCCAATCTGCCGGATTACTTATCGTTGAAAGCAAAGCAGGGGTTCCTGTTTTGCAAGAATGTAAAACCACTATCAGAGAAGCTAAAGCGCAAAAACTTGATGAATTACGACTGTATGATTCATCCGAAGAAGTGAATCAATTTAGTATAAACAAAGTATTTGGATGGTTCAATAAAAGTACCCGTGTAGGTCTTGCGAACTCTATTAATATTGAAAGGGAGGTCGGGCGATCTAAAACTAACATCTGGTTAGGCGATACTCTGTTTATTCTACCTATTGAAAAGGCTATTGATATGTTATGTCAACTTGAATTGTATGCCCTCACGTGTTATAACGTCACACAAGGGCATATCAATATCATCAATCAGTTAGAAACGAAAGAATCTATTGAATTTTACGATTTCAGAATAGGTTATCCTAAGAAACTAAGTTTTACTGGATATCCCACTTTATAATCGTAGTTTTCGATTTCCTCAATTGACTGTAGCGATCTGACTGCTGCGATGTGTTCCTGAGTCACATTGTAGCAGTTTAATGCATATAACTCCAAGGCATTCAACATTGCTAAAGCATCCGGAATCGGAATGATATACTTTATTGCATCATACCACAATACGGTGTCTGATTTACCAGCCTGTTTTTCAATTGAAATTGAGTTAAATAATCCAACACGTGTACTTTTATCCAACCACATATTCTTTCCATCTAAAATAAATATATTGACATCTTTAGACTTGTCAAACATCTGTATTTCAGATACTTTATTTTTCCTTACATCATCAAGTGAATACTGAGGTTCTACCAATATTGGATATCCTTTTTTGCTTTCAACGATAAGTAATCCGGCAGATTGGCCAGCTAGTAACTCTTGATAATACTCCTCTGTAATTTCTACCGAGCTTTCTTGCGGCTCGTCATAGAATCCATTTTTCCAATATTTCATAATATGTAATTTAGTTTATTTCCAACGACCTATAGCAAACCAATTAAATGACCACGTAGTCCAAGCAAAAGCTCCATTAAGAGTTGTATATGGAGTTCCGAACTGGAAATATGAAGTATATTTAGTTATAAATGGCATTGGGACATATATTACTGTTTCAGCTTTATTCCCATAGTTACCTGTCATTTGAATTGTGTAGTTTATATCATAAAAACTAATAGGAAGATACAGGTTAGTCCAACCTGTAACGCCTGATCGTCTCCCCCATTGAATTAATAGACCATTATTGAACTTAATATAACTTGATGAAGAGCCAAAAGATTTAGTGGCTGCATTAGACAAGTCTGCTTTTGCATACGTAGTTCCGAGAGAACTTTGCGCAATAATGACTACAATTATGGTTACTAATTTTCTACTAAAGTGTCTCATATTTATTTCAGTGTTATAATTCTTTTACTTCCAACGACCAATAGCAAACCAATAGAAAGCTATACTAAAACCTCCGGCATCGGAATCAACATTTTGATAAACGGAGTCCATAACAAAATAAGATGCGTATTTATTAAATACATCAAAAGAATATATATAATTACTATGTACTTTCCTAGTCCCAGTCAATAGAACAGTGTAATTACTATCATAAAAGGTAGTATTAAAATACACAGTTTTACCTATTCCAGAAGTACTTGAATATCCCCACTGAATCATTAAGCCGTCGGGGAACTTATAGTACCCATTCTGTCCAAGTGACTTTGTAATAACATTTGAGAAGTCAGCCTTCGCATAATTGGTTCCGAGAGAACTTAGTATGTTTTTTTCATCCGTCGTCATGAATTTTCTTGTCGTACTTTCTTCAATATCTGCTGCAAGATGAGTATGCGAACTTGCTGCATAATTACCTTTCGCTTGATAAACCGAATCGTGGTTATGATTCCCTTCGGCTTTACCACTCCATGTGTTCTTTTCGGTATCAGTAACAAAACGATGAGTAGCATCCAAAGTTATTTCACTAGCTGTATGACCGTGTGATGAAGGAGCATAACTGCCTTTAGGCTGATAAGCCGAGTCATGATTGTGGTTACCGGCTGCTTTACTATTCCAAGTGGATTTTTCCGAATCTGTCACAAACCGATGTGTTGAATCAGGAGTTATATCACTGGCTGTATGGCTATGTGATGAAGGAGCATAGCTACCAACAGGTTGATATACTCCGGAATGATTGTGATTCCCTGCAGCCTTGCTATTCCATGTGCTTTTTTCAGAGTCAGAAACAAATCTATGTGTTGAATCAGGAGTAATATCAGAAGCATCATGAGTATGTGATGCTTCGGCATAATCACCGAGCGGCTGATAATCTGCATCATGGTTATGATTAGTAGGAGAAGCCCCGACTTCGCTTGCCGTATAGGTAGGTTTATTGGCAGCCTTTGCCCATGCGGGCACGTCACTTGCCGGCATTGAAGTTGGGAAATCGCTAATATCCGCTTTCTTATGTGAGTGAGCTAACGGAGTTCTTGCATTACTTAAGCGGGCATCGTTACCCTCGCACACGGTTCCGGCAGCCGTACCAAAATCTTTATTAAAAGCCGTTTTTTTAGTAAATGCAGGTTCATAAGTACCCGCATGATTGTGGTTTGATGGTGATGCCCCGACTTCGCTTGCAGTGTAACTCGGTTTATTGGTAGCCTTAGCCCAGGCGGGTACATCGCTGGCGGGCATTGAAGTAGGAAAATCACTGATCTCAGACTTCTTATGAGTATGTGCTTTCGGTGTACGAGCATCACTTAAACGAGCGTCATTACCTTCGCATACAGTCCCGGCAGCACTACCAAAGTTCTTATTAAAGGCTGTGTTCTTAGTGAATGCGGGTTCATAAGTTCCAGTATGGTTATGATTAGTAGGAGAGGCCCCGACTTCGCTTGCCGTATAGGTAGGTTTATTGGCAGCCTTTGCCCATGCGGGCACGTCACTTGCCGGCATTGAAGTTGGGAAATCGCTAATATCTGCTTTCTTATGTGAGTGAGCTAACGGAGTTCTTGCATTACTTAAGCGGGCATCGTTACCCTCGCACACGGTTCCGGCAGCCGTACCGAAATTTTTATTGAAGGCAGTTAGTTTAGTAATAATCTTCTCATATACTGCATCGTGATTATGCGCATTCAGAGCAGCTTTCAAAGCCTTCCCTTGTTCGGCAGAAAGAACCTTTCCAGTTCCACCACTTGTCAGGTTATTGACAATATCGGAAACGTTGAGCTTCTTCCCTAACTCTGTTGCCATGGTAGCAGCAAAGTTCGGATCATTATTAAGTGCGTTCGCTAACTCAATCAATGTATCAAGAGCGTCCGGAGCTCCAGCGACTAACTTATCAATCGCTGCCTGCACTTTAGCGTCAACACCCGAAACAGCATTGTTAGCAGCCAGTGCAGCAGCATTTGCATCATCAGTAGCTTTCTTTGCTAAACCTGTCTGTGTTACAGATGCACTTTTAGCTGCATTTGCATCGTCAGTGGCCTTCTTTGCAAGAGCAGTTTGGGCTTCTGAAGCTGTTTTAGCAGCATTGGCACCTGCCGCTGCAGTAGTAGCAGCTTCTTTTGCAGCATTGACACTACCAGCCGCAGTATTAGCCGCGTCTGTAGCTTTCTTCGCTAGAGCTGTCTGTTCAACAGACGCACTTTTAGCTGCATTTGCATCATCTGTTAATTGCTTGACAAGAGTAATCTGCCCGGTAGCTTCTTCTGTGGCAGATGTCATTTCCTGCACGATGCCGGCATACTCAGCTTTGCGTTTAGACTCAGCTTCAACACGGGCAGTCTCGGCATTTACACGCTTCGTTTCATTTGATCCGCGAGTGCCTTCCGCAGTTTTACGGGCATCTTCATTCTGCGTTCTTTTGTTTTCTTCGGATGCCCGGGAAGTTTCGGCCGTGGCACGGGAAGTTTCAGCAGCCTTTCTTTTGTTTTCCTCCGACTCCCGGCCTGTTTCAGCATTCACACGTTTTGTCTCGTTTGATCCGCGAGTGCCTTCCGCAGTTTTTCGTGTCTCTTCATTCTGCTTTCTTATATTTTCAGCAGAGGAACGAGCTGTTTCAGCTGAGACGCGTGTTTCTTCGACTGTTACCCGTTTTCCTTCCGCGGTAACTCTAGCAGACTCCGCAGACTTGCGAGCTGTTTCAGAGGATAGGCGTTCGGCTTCTGCCGTGCCCCTTGCAGTCTCAGCATTCTTTCTCGTTTGCTCATTAGATTCGCGTGTGCCTTCGGCTGTTACTCGCTTACCTTCTGCGGTTACACGATTACTTTCAGCAGAGGAACGTCCAGTTTCGGCGCTCTTACGTGCATTCTCATTAGTGATGCGCACTGATTCAGCAGCTTCACGGGCTTGTTCTTCTCTTGAACGTTCCGTTTCAGCTGTCTGCCTTGATTGCTCGGAAGCGTTACGACGAGACTCAGCAGTTTCACGAGTTGATTCATTCCCTTCAACGGTAGCCTCTAATTGCCGCATATCGGTAGTAGCGGTTTTGGCATCGCTCGTAGCTTTGAGCATATTATCTAAGGCTGTCTGAATCTTCTCTAGCCCGAATTTAAGGCTGGTCTTAACACCGCTAACAATTCGGTAACCGATGGTGTAGAAGCCTTTCATGTCGCTGGCTTCGTTCAACTCTGATATTCTTTTCTTTTTTAATGGCATGGCTTCTTCAATTTAAGTCAATATAAAATTCTCCGTCCTCTGTTATAATAAACTCACCCGCTTCGGATGCAAGCAGGAAGTCTGTTTCTCCAATCCGGAAGCTAGTAAATACGAGCTTCAAGGTAAATTCCCACCATACACCGTTATTCAGAGTAAAACTGTTTGTCTGACAGCTCTTATAATAGCAGGGATAGCTTTCACTCCACTCATCACAATAAAATATACGTTCCGCATCGGAATACTCATATCCTTCATCATCTGTCTTTAAATATAGCTTTGTCAAGTCATGAAGTAGAGCATCACGATTGCGCCAGAATGTTTCGATCGTCTTAGCTCGCATTGCGCATTTTATAGCTACATCTTTAGTTTGAAACTTTACGGCATTCCCGTCGTAGATGGCTCCGTCCTGGTACTTGAAATTTTGCAGCAGATTCTTCTTTACCGCAGGAGTTTTCAGTATCTCTGCTGTACTGCCTTTCAATACTACTACACCATAGTCGGTTAGATCTTTACCGTCAAGCTCATAGCCCTTTGGAAATGGGAGGTCACTATCGTTAATAGGTTCTTGATACTCATCGTTGGCTTCACGGGGAAAGTCATTTGTAAGAGTGAACTTAGAAATTTCAAGACCCGCATTGATAACATAACTGTTTTGAGAAGACAAACGTAGAGTATATGTTCTGTCAATAAGTGGAAAACGAAATTCATGATAACTCAGGTCCGAGAGCTTATCAATTAGTCCGCCAATACCCATACTGCCCATATACGCAAATTCAATGCTTATATCACTTGTATTTAGGGCAATATTAGAAAGGTCAAATTCTTGTCCATCCTCTTCCGGCCAGTCGTTTTTTTCCGGTTCTTTGATAGCAGGGAAGGCTACAAGATTATTGTAGCTTCCCTTTGTAACGCATATCCCTAAACTGGTATATGCATCTATTCCGTCTAAGTAAAATTGTCCTATCATCGCTTCAATGTTATGCCTTTAGTGTTCAATGTGTCAATCCCCATTCTGATAGATTCTATAGCCTTTTCAATAGCTTCAAGGCGTGCCGTATGACTACTTATGTCTGACAGGTAAGTAATGACAAGATCGCTATGTTTCATCATTTCACCTATATTCTTGTCCATGCTGGATAGGTATACAAGCTTCTCAATGATCTTATCTGTACTCAATTGTATTTGCTTGACTCCTTCGTTTATTGAATATGTGTGAGAAGTCATAACAGCAAATGCACCATCCAGTTTATCTGCAGAGTCCTGCGACATGGAGGCAAAACCTTTCTTTGATGCTTCACGCTCATCGTCATCTTTGTTCCAGCCATACATTTCAGCCAACGCATCTCGTTTGGCTTTCATGTCATCAGAAATCTGCTGACCTTCCGCTTTTAAAGCATTATATTCTTCTTCGGTTACTCCATCATCCATAGCTTTGTAAAACTTCTCTCTCCAAGCTGTTAGTCGGCTCATATAATCCTCTTTGAGCATTGAGTTTAGAATAGCATTTCTCATGTATTCTTCAAAGTTATCCGCGAAATCAGCACTATCGGCATCCATATCTGTAAGCAGATCCTGAAAGTCTGAACGAAGTCCGTCTATATCAATGAGAGTAGCATCGGTGATCTTCTGCTCGACAACCTCTGCAACCTGGGTAACACCATCCACTATCTGATCCGCGAATTTTTGAGTGTCAGAGTCAAGTTGTGACCAGAAGATCCCAGCATTTTCTTGAAGTTTTGCAAGTTGTTCATCTGTCAAATCAAACAGACCGGCCATGCGTCCGCCCATTTTGTCTTTAAATTCATCGACGCTCATACCTAGCGTATCTGCCGCTTGCTTCCACCCCTCCATGGACATATCTTCCACTTCAGTATATCCCTTTGAATGTGACTTGCCGGATGCACCAGAGTTCAAGTATTGTTTACCTAAAACACGTGCATTCTCATTCTGTAGTCTTATCAGTTCAATAGCTTTATTATAAGCAGCATTCGCATTGTCTCCGGTAAGAGTTTCAGCTAATTTCAGTTGTTTCTCTATCACTCTATCAAGAATGTTGATATAGGATTCATAAGCTTCTTTAGCTTTCTCATACTTCTCTGTTGTATCGTCTTTGCCGAATAGGTCGAAGATCTTCATTGCTATCTGCATAGCTGCACCAATGATAGCGAGAATGACAGATGCTTTTTCAACCGCTTTGATTGCAGTTGATGCTGTTGTGGATGCCGTTTCTACGCCATTCATCGCCGTCATGGCGAATGTACCAATATTGCCAATGATACTAATGATTTCGCCAGCTTGTCCGCCAATAGCCGATCCTAGATCTTTTAATGAGTCGCCGAGTTCTCCGATAACACTTGCTACCTTTCTTTCAGCTGCTTGTACCTTTGCACTGGCTTTCGTCGTTTTGTCTTTTGCTTCATTGTAGTTATCCGTTTTCTCCTTCACCTTATCCAACGCCTGCGCCTCGGTTAGATATGCTTTAGTTGAATCGATCTTTCCGGTCTTGGGATTATACTTAGAAGACTTGACACCGTTCTCAATCATAGCACCGGCTTTCACTGCTTCCGCCTGGGTCCGGGCATTCTCTAACTCAATTTGCGCTTTAGCTAGTTCTTCCTCCGCTTCTGCCAGTTCCTTCTTCTTGTCAGATAATGATTGAAACGGATTACGTGAATCCAGTTCATCCATGATTGATTGAATAGTGCTGGTATATTCACGAAGTTGGTCCGGAGATAATACCTTAGCTGCTGTCCCTTTTGCATTCTCTAGTTGAGAAAGAAGAGAATTAAGAGTTTCAGAAGATGTTTCTTTCAAATTCTCAAAGGCACGAACGTATTCCGGAGATTCTTTCAGCTTATTATAGTCCATATTCATAAGTTCCATACCCTTATCTTTCGTAGCTTGGGTGATGGAACGATCAATCTGTTCTACCTGTTCTGTATTTCCGTCCTTTTCTGCCTGTTTGCGCTGTTCTTGAAGAGTAGCAATATCTTCGTTGAACTTTCGTTCAATCGCAAGCCGTTGATCTGTATAGTCCTGATACTGATTCAACAAATCAGATAGATCATCTCCACGATTGTACTTTGTATCAGCAGTCGCAGCGGCTTCCTTTGCAACGTTGTCGAACATGGCAAACAGTTTCTTCGTTGACTCAGAATTGATGAAAGCGCTTGTATTAAAAGTCTTCTTCTTGTTTTCCGGATTAGCTTCAAAAGCAGAGCGAGCATCTTCAATCACTTTTAGTTTCTTGTCTTCTGCTTCACGCTCGATAGCCTGCAATTCTAGTTTGTGATTAAGCTCCCTTTGTCTGAGGACTTTTTCACTACTCTCTTTGAGTTTGTTTATTTCAAGTTGTTCGAGTTCATTTGCTGAATCTTCTTTTATTCGTTCCTGTTCAAACTTTTGTTTCTCTAACAGGAGTTTATATTTTTCTTGTTCTTCACGTAATTTTTGTGCCTTATCATCCTGTTTGGAAAATGAATCATAAACTTTTAATTCTTTCTCTGCTTCTTTTAGTTTTTTGATATTTTCTTTGTAAGCAGTAATGACAGTAGCATCAATCCCTTTGAAATTTCCAGCATCCATCAATTTTTTTTGTGCCGAAGCGATTGAATCTAGTGCTTTTGTAGCATCGTCTTTCTGCTTCGTCCAAAAAGCCTTATTCTGAATTTTGGCTTTCTCTTCTTCTTTCTTTTGTTCTTCTTTTGCTTTTCTTTGAATTTCATTTATTTTGTCTACTTCTTCTTTGGCAAGACGGGCAGACTCTGCTGCTTCATTCTTTTTTTTAGCTAATCGACCAATTCTAATACTTAATCCAGAATCTTCGATACCATTCTTTTGGTTTTCTTCAGCTTCATTTATTGCTTTTTGCCATTCAGTTGTAGCTGCATCAAGTTCCTCTTGTTTCATTACAGCTCTAACTTTTACTCCCATGATATATTGCTCATTTTTATCCTTGTTGAATAATTTTAGGATATCGTTGAGTTCCATTGTTTTGAGCTTTTCTAAATCAATGTTTTTCAAAACATTGGGCATTATAGCTTGAAGTTGTTTATATGCATCTAATTTATCAAATTGGCTAGCTGCTTCATCTTTAATAACATTGACAAGGCTTTCTGCTTTATTTTTCAAGTCATCAAAATGTTTCTTTTGTGCTTCCATAGCAGCATTATGTTTTCTCATAGCCTTCTCTGAGACGTTTTCCGCAGTTGCGCATCTGTAAATGGCATATCCAAGTCCTGCGAATGCAGCAGCTGCTAATACATAAGGATTAGTTAGCATAGCTGCAACATTTTTCAACTGTGCAATGGTTTGAGCTTTTATTGCTCCTGTTAATAAAATACGGGCAGATGTACTTTTAGCAATCATGGTAGCCTCAATGGCATACATACCTTTGGTTAATACAAGGTTGGCCGCCTCAATAGCACGCTGTCGATTTACAATTGCTGTTACCGTTGCATATACTTGTTTGGCAGTACTTACAGCAAGAATACTTCCTTTGTATCCTGCAAGGGCAGTCGTAACGACGACTATTAAGGCACCTATATCTTTCAATGCCTCTTGAACACTGCCATCTTTAAAGGCTTCGTTCATAGATTGTGCTGCGGCAGATATTTCTTTTAAGATTTCCTGTCCTAACGGGCGAAGGGTGGCCGTTATGTTATTCCCCAGTAGCTTCATTTGATTATCAGCAGAAGAAGCCATTTCTTTAAAAGCTGCTTCTGCTGCGCCTGTGGCATTTTGCATTTCTTCCAAATGTCCGGCAGCCTCTTTGACGTTAATTCCTGTCAATCCAAGAACTGCATTGACCGCCTCGATTTCTGGAACTAATCTACGAAGTTCTGCTTCCGAGCCTCCTGCCTGTCTAGCAACTTCTGCTAGCGCCTCTTGATAGGTCCTGTTATCAAATGCGCCATCACCAAGCACCTTGGATACTGCAATAATGGAAGCACGTATTTGAGTCATTGCTTGCGCTGTAGGCGTACCTTGTTTGGTTAGGGTAGCAACAGCGGCTAAGACCTGATCTACTTCCACACCATAGGCGGCAGCAACAGGCGCAACTTGCGCAATACTTTTGCCTAACTCTCCAAATGAGGTCTTACCCAGCCGGACGGTAGTAAATAGTTGATCTGATATTTTCTCAGCTTCTGAAACATCAAGCTTATAGGCATTCAATAGGGTAGTGATACCGTCTGCTGCCGTAGCCGTATCGGTAACTCCACCGATAGCAGCTTTAGCCGATACTTCCAGAACCTTCATACCATCCGCACCATCATGGCCGGCAGATACAATCTGATACAATGCTTTAGCCGCATCATTCGCAAGTACTGGAACCTCGCGGGTCAGTTCTACGACTTGATTCATATAATCGGTTAGACTGCCCTTTATTCCGCTTGAAAGGGTAGCAACTTCTTTCATACTTTGCTGGAACTGCTTTTCAAAGTCGTATGCACCTTTGGCGGCCTGGGCAAATGCAATGCCCGCACTAATACCAATCCCTCCGAAAACATCAAAAGAAGTGATCTCACCGGCCATCGCCTTGATGATCCCCATTGCCTCCTGACGTCCTGAATATAACCCCGAGTTATCTATTCCTGTAGCGAAATACAACGCTCCGTCTTTATTTTGAATACCCATAGCATTTATTCTTAAAATATAAAGAGAAGCTAAAATTTGGCTATTTCGAGAAGAATAAGCATCTTTGCAATGTTCTTCGACCAAGGAACAATTTTTATATTAACATGTTGGGGAGTTGATAAGCCTGCAAATCAAAAGATAGGCTATCAATTCCCTTTGCTACATAGTCCCAACATGTTGTGTAAAGATTATGTTCCTTGGTCGGAATAAAAGGGGAAAGATAGCCTTTTCTTATAATATATAAACCAAACATTCATTAGCACCATGACCAAGGAAAATGAAAGAAAAAACGGAGTGAATAGCGTTCTCCGAAAGAAAGAATTACAGGAAGCTTTTCAAAGAGGCCTAAGCCTCGGACTCAAAAAAGGAAGAATTGAAGGGATGATCACTTACCAATCCCGTATTATCCAAAATTTGGAAAGGGATAATGTCGAAATAACAAAGATGATGGATAGCGTAGATGCTGAGATAAAAAGGGGATATTAAAAAATCCCCTATATCTTCACAGATACAAGGGACCACAATACTCTAAACCAATTTAATAAAAAAAACAGTTAACCTAATATATAAACACAACAGCAAATTACCTTAACCCTTGACCTTACCGGCTATATCGTTATACTTCTTTATCCTGATCGTCTTACTAGGATCATCAAAAGAGGGTAGTTCTACCCATTCATAATCTCTACCTTCAACTTTACCGTCTTCATCAGTAATCTTATTACGCTCTCTCATTACAAATGAGTACTCCTGCAGTAATGTCTCTATCAATCCATAGCTACTATCCAACGTCTGATTAAACGTTAATCCTAGAGCTTCTTTTACAATCACTAGGAATCTGCTTTGGTTGCATCCTTCCAACTTTGCAAATTCTTCTGAGCGGCTATTATCTCCGTCTCTCGTAGCGGGCTCACGTTCCGAAGCATCGTGATAGAGGTGCAAAAAGGGTGATACCCTATGCGATATATAATTGCATTAAACAGGATCCGTATATCCTCCCATGTCGTATTGTCTGCGAGAGCGTTCTTGAACCATTCCGGAGGATCACTAGGCTTATTGTGAATCCCGAGGCAGACGATGTCAAAAAGCAATCCTCCGTATTTATTCATCAGTTCCGGAAAGTCTGCATTGAGTTCTCCGTCCTTCACAATCATCTTATCAAGATCTTCTTTCTCGACTTCAAGAAGGAAAGGGCGTATCCGAAACCATGTCCGAACGGTGACAGGCTTTATAACTATGCAATTGCCGGGGTCCTTTCCTTTAGGAATAGAATCCCGGTTAGTAAATTCGAATGGAATTTTGACAGCCTGATCCGTAACGGATTCAGACTCTTGCTGAAATAAATTCTTTATACTCATAATTTCATCAAGGAGCCTAGCCCGTTGTACTTCCGGGTAATACTTCCGGTTATTTGCAACTAACCTTCAATACTTTCAGCTCCATTCTTCAATAGTTTGTTCCTGTAGGCGGAATCGAACCGCCGGTCTCTACATAATCAATGTAGCGCTCTAACCAACTGAGCTATACAGAACCGTTATTTATTTTTTCGCACCACTTGGAGCAGCTTCTCCGCCTTCGACATTCGCAGCATTCGCTGGGGCTTCTCCGCCTCCGGCAATAGTAACTAC